GTCCAAAATGATAAACCTAGAGGGGGGTATCATTTCCAATGTGGAAGTAATAATGAGTTTTGGGGAGGGGTTTGGGGTGTCTCACTATTTAAGAGGCCTGATCATGGTGTTGGGCAAGGGGTTTGGGTAGATTCAGCACTCCCATTGAGTTATGATTTCATATTACTACAAAGTAAACGGAGTGCTATTATTAAAATAGATGAGGATATACCTATTTCATCAGATCATATATATTCTATTCAACTATTAGCAGAACATCAAAAAAGAAACCTACGATATTTTATTACAACGTCTAGCGACTTTATAGTAGTTGATCGTACCTTTACAAATACAGTACAACATCAAGTTAGGCAAAAAGATTATGTTGATGAAATGAAGGCAAAAATGCTACAGCATGTGAGCAAATGGCGATCAAGCCTAGATGAATTACCTACCATTTTTAACCAGCTTTTAATAGGGCAGGAGGAAAAGGCAGAAATTTTAAAGAAAATTTTCTAGGTATAGAAAACAATTACATTAATAAGTCGTATAAATAATAAAAGGAAATGAAATTATTTGATTACATAAAGGTCTTGTTTGGTAGAGATCCGCAGTGGGAAAAATTAAAAGGGTACGATAAGTCTAAAAATTCATTTATGACAAATAGATTTATGAGTATTAAATTTCCTATACAAGCAAATATGTTTAATGCATTAAAGATAGATCCAGTAGGGCAAGCAGAAGCATGGAGAATGGTTGCATCAAAATTTAATAGAGTACCTGGTTTTATTTATACTAAAACTAAAGCCTCTAAAAAAATAAAAAAATGGGAACCTAATCCAGCAGCTTTAGAAATGTATCTAAAGATTAATGAAATAGGTGAACGTGATTTTAAAGAAGCAATGAAGCACCACCCATCAGAGCTTAAAAATGCAATAACTATATTAGAAAAACAAATGAGTGATGATGTTAATTGATAATACTTTTGAGTTAGAAATACCAACACATATAGCCTTTACTTTATATAAGCATGATTACATCGATAATCTAATTATATCTAGAGTAAAGAAAGAATGTAGGAATGAATCTAATAAAGCTTCTGAATTCACAGTTTCATTAGATCAGTTTGAAAAGGCAATGCATACTTCTACATTTTTGCGTGCACAGATACAAAAAACATTAGAGCAAGATTTATTACCTAATCCTAACTTTAAGCCCAATTCAATCTTCTTTTTGCAATCTATAATTAATAGGTTATACAATCTTGATAAAATTACATTTAAAATATCAGATGAAAAGATGTTTTCTAGATTAGTAAGGGTTGATGGCGATAGAGAAATTATAAGCTTTCATTTTAATATTATAGAAGGTACATTTGATCTTACTAAGATATTAAATAGAGAACAGCTAGATACTTTTAACAAAAGATTTATGGGTGTGGGTATAATGGAAAACAAATACTTGCAACGGCTTTCTTATTTTTACATTAAAGCTAGTACTTTATTTGATATTCTTGCTGAGATTGCCGAAACTCAAATGTTAGATGCATTTGATATTATTACTTCAATTGATCCTAAGATCGAAGAAGATGACCCAATACTTCTAATCAAGACAGATTATACACCATATTAGAACATGAATATATAAACAAATAATGTTTGTATATGAAAAAGATTATAAATTGGGTTAGCAGACTCTTAAGAGACGAAAGGGGTGATCCTTCCTCAAAAAGATTTGTTGGCATTATTGCAGGTTTGTCATTGTGTGTTGCTTTGTTTATTAACCTGTACACAGAACAGCCAGTTGAACCGACAATCGTGAATGCTGTTGCGGTAATATGTATTGGTGGTTTAGGATTATCTTCTGCTGATAAAATATGGGGTAAGAAGAAAAATAAACCTAATAAAGGTGAAGACCAACAAATAAACTCATAACATGGCAGTAACAGGATCATCAACAGATGCTAACGGGGATCAATTATTAGTTAGCCTCCAAACACCTTATGAAAATGTAACAGAAATATTAGGATTCACTGACTCAATAACAGGTGAATCCACTTCATGTTATTATACTAAAGATTACAGGTGGGGGATAGACGGCGTCACGTATTCAGATTGGGTGCCATTAACTGATGCTAATTTACAAATGTTAGTATTAAATCCAGCAAATAAATTTTGGATTGAATATAGATATACTCAAGTTGGAGATTGTACATTAACTTTTGTTTCGATTGCATTAGAAATTGTAACTGATGGGGGAGTAATATGCAAAATACCACAGCTTGATTGTGGTGGTGTTGATGGTTGTTCAGGGGCATTAAACTTAGCGTTTGATTGCTGTGATGGTGGCTGGAATCCGTATGATATATCTAGGGCAGGGCAAATGTATACTCAATTATCTGCAATGGCTTCTAATTTGTTTGGTTTTTGTGTAAAGTATTACAAGACTAAAGCTGACCAAAGAAGCCAAGATGTTATTTTAAAAGAGTATTCATTATTTGATGTTATTAAGTCTGGTGAAGTTAAGATAATGGTTCCTGATAATGAATTACCTACTAGAGATATTCAATTTAATCCATTAATGATGGATTTTCCTGTTCAATTTGAAATTCATATTGTTAAATCTGCATTTGAAGCAATCTTTGGTATAGGTTCAAAACCACAGATGAGGGACTATCTTTACTTTGAGCAATTCATGAATCGTATGTATGAAGTTGATGCAGTAGCTGAAGCAGATGACTTTATGTATACTGGATCTTATTGGAGAGTTAGTCTTGTTACATATCAACAGAGAACTAATGTAGGGTATGATAACACTGTAGATGGATTAGCTGCTGAAACTTCTACTGAAGCTTTGGTTTCGAATGTTGAAGAAAAGTTTAGAGTTGAAAGAGAGAATGAATTTAAAGATGTTAGAAAACCTAATGAGTATAATACAATAGGTTCACAGGCAAACGATTATGTAAGAAGGTCATTAAATAAAAAAATGACTATTACTGAAGAGAATGTTTACAATCAGTGGACTATCATTTCAAAATATCATTATGCATTAGGAACTTTAATAGATGGGTCAGTAGGTGTTAAATATAGGTATACTGGTGGTTGGACTGCTACTGATGACAGGGCATTCTCGTTTTGGTTCAGGCCTCAATATGTAACACCAATAGGTATAAATGTTAGTATTAACTCAATAACAAATAGTAATGGGAATGCTATGATCACAACTCCTGGCTTACCAGCAGGCATAGCAGCTATTAATATTAAAGCAGGTGATTGGGTTGTTGTGACAGGTGCTTCTTCATATAATGGAATTCAATTAGTTAAATCTATAGACACACTAACAACTCTTACTTTAGATACTCCTTTTATAGATGGCATTATTACAGGTACAGCTAAATTTAACAAAGAAGTTAGTAATACACTTATTTCATATGACACCAATGTTGTCCCAACGTTAAGTTTTGTTCAATTAACTTATACTCAAAATTGGTTTATAATTAAACTTAATGATATTTATTATAAGTATGATTTAGGTACATTATCTTTGATAAAAGGCAAATGGTATTCTGCTGTCATCAATATAAATAATTTAGCAAAACAGTTATCGTTATTTTTATACAATGCAGTTGAGATTGCTGGATCTATAAACCCAGATAGAACTGCTGATTTAACTAACATTTATACTAACACACAAACAGTACCAGCAATCAGTGTACCTGGTGATTATGTCTGGAAACTGCTAGGGTGTAAATCTGATTTAACAAATATTAGAATATGGAGTGAACCGATAGCTGAAGGCTTACAAGAATTAATTCTAAGTCAATATGTAGTAAAAGATTCTCATTTAGCTTTATTGCTTGATAATGGGTCACCTGAGTTAATGCTTCCGACTGTTACTAACCCAAGGTAACTTGGAATATATATTATAAATTTAGATATATGAAAGAAACATCCAAAGATAAATTTCGTGATAGTTTGGGAGATCTCTTGAATGATTTACCTGATGAAGTAGAAGGCTTAGGTGATAACTTAGAAGGGTTACAGCCTGTTAGAGTTGAGAGTAACCAAGGCGCGCAATTAACTAGAGCTAAAAACAAAGCTGAAAAGGTAATGAATAGCTTATTAACTTTTTATTTAAGTGAGGAGATTATTGCCGAACACGAATATATTAGAGCTAAAGCACAATTAGATGAATCTGCACTATCTATGTTAATAAGACAGATGCAAAATAGTGAAACTGCAATTACTTTATTAATGGAAACAATTCACGAGGGAGATGTTTCACCTAGGATGTTTGAGGTACTTAGTGATTTACAAAGAACTCTATTAGATATTATTAAAAGCCAAACGATGTATATGGTAGCTATTGAAGAAAACGCTAAAAAGATATCTAGAGATGTTGATGTTTATCATAACACTGAAAACTCTACATCATCCAATAAACAAAGTGGTATTAAATCTAGAGGAACTAAAGATTTAATGAGAGCTTTACAAGATACAATTAAAGAAGAAGATATAGAAGATGTCGATGGAAATGAAGATGAAGAATAAGTATTTGTTAATTCAAGAAATTGAACAACAAGAACATACAACGCAAGGTGGAATTATCATACCTATGGAAAAATATAACCGCAAAGCTATAGTTATTAATGCAGGGGACTCCGAGCATATAAAAGCAGGTGATGTTATATTAAAAAATATAGGCCTAGGTACAACAGTAACATTAGATAATGTTGAATTTGAGATACTCCACGCAAAGAATATTATTGCTATCCTAGAAGAACACAATGGCTAAACCGCAAGCAGAATCAGCAGGCTTTGAATTTAAAGTATCGAAAGGTGCTGAGTCTTTTGCATGGACTTCATATAAAGTAGAGCAATTAATACTAGCTTTAGATGAAGGGTATAAGCCTAAGTCTACACCCTTTTATGAAGGAAATCCTAATTTAAGAAAAGGTAACATTGTATTTAATTATACATCCGAAGAGATAAGGGAAATTAAAAAGTGTGCAACTGATATTGTATACTTTGCTAATACTTATTGTACTGTAATGACTGATGAGGGATTGCAGACAATTTTTCTTAGACCATACCAAGAAGATATGTTAAGGCAATTCCAAGCCGAACGATTTAATATATGCCTTGCAAGTAGACAAGTGGGTAAAACAATATGTTCTTCTATTTTTATTGCGTGGTATTCAGTATTCAATTTTGACAAAAATTCTTTAATACTTTCAAACAAGGGTGCTACAACAAGAGAAATTATTGATAAAGGTAAAACTATATTAGAACATTTACCCTTCTTTATCAAGCCCGGTACTCTTAAATGGGATGTGTTTAATTCCAAGTTTGATAATGGTTGTAGGATTATTGGTCAGACTACTACAAAGAAAGCTGCTATTGGTTTTACTATTCATTTATTATTTATGGATGAGTTTGCGCATATTCCTGCAAATTTTGTAAACACTTTTTATGAAAATGTATACCCAACAGTATCAGCATCTGCCAATTCTAAAGTAATCATTACAAGTACGCCTAATGGCTTTAATAAATTTTATGACATTTATACAGCTGCTGATAAAGGGTTGAGTGAATATGTACCATTTCGAGTAGACTGGTGGGATGTTCCAGGGAGAGATGACGCATGGATGAGGCAAGAGGTTGCTAACTTGGGCAGTGATGAAGCTTTTAATAGACAGTATGGAAACCAATTTATAGCGACTTCTTCGTTGTTATTAAGTGCTGGTAGTTTAAAAAAGCTTACCCAGAATCAAATAGAATTCAAGCATAGTGAAATTCCAGAGTTTGAAGATGCAGAGATTGATTATTCAGGAATGCTATGGCACCCTGGTTTTAATTTAGATGAAATAGAAGAAGATTATAACTATTGGGTATTTTCAGTAGACATTGCTGAAGGTGTAGGGGGTGATTATTCTGTGATTAATATTTTTCAGATAAAGATGTTAGATGAGGTAGATTGGAAAACAGTGACTACTCCAGGTAGCTTTGTTGATTTCTTTGGTATAAGTCAAGTAGGAAGGTTCCGAAGTAATTCTCATACTATTGAAGAATTCGCAAAAACTTTGTATATTTTAGCATTTGATTTATTTTTTGCAGAGAATGTAAAATTAATAGTTGAATGGAATATGTTTGGTGGGGAATTAATAAAAAGAATGGAAACCGTCTTCCCACAGAGAAATCAGTTTGATGAAGAGTCTGTTGTCAAATTTAAACACCGTATCGATGCAAAGACAAAGCAGTTTGGGCTTAAGGTAAAGAAAGATAATAAACCAATCTTTTGTCAAAATTTTAAAAAATACGTTTCTCAAAACAAAATTCAAATATTTGATAAAGATACAGTAAAAGAATCCTCAACTTTTGGCAAGCTTCCTAACGGATCATATGCAGGACAATTAGGTAATGACGATTTAATCATGACTTGTATAAATAGCTCGGAGTTCTTCACTACTTTAGATTTCTCAGATTTTGTAGAAGAGATATATGATGCAGCAGATGAGGCTATACATTCCAAGATAGATGAAATATTAGAAAAAGATTCAAAAGGTGGAAATCTTAATTTTGATATCTATGACTTAATATAAAAAGTAGTTACTTGGTAGATATATAAAAAAACTAATAAACAAAAAAAATATATTACAAGATGGCACTAGATCCAAAAATCGCTTCTCTTAAAGCTGCAGGTACATATCGTTTCGAATTTGACAAGAGTCAAGTAGTTAGTATCCCTGCAAACCAAACACGACTAGTAGTCGGTTTTTCAAAGAGAGGTCCGTTCAATACCCCCGTCTTCATTCCCGATACAGCTTTCTTTAAGCAGGTGTATGGTGATATTGATAGAAACTTAGAAAGAAAAGATTCTTTTTTCCATAGAAGCTGTTTGGCTGCATTAGAAAGAGGACCAATTCTTGCATTAAACTTACTTACATTGACTGCAACTGATACAGTAAATGCTGTTAGATTTGGTACATCAGCTACGCCATTCCCAGGTCAAGATAATGGAGGTGCTGATTTTCCATTACAATCGATGTATAACCGAGATAAGTTTTGGTTTCCATCAACTTCAGACTTTTTAACCAATGTTTCTGCAGATCAAACAAAATTAACACCAGCAGGTATTTCTGATTTATTGGATGTAACTAATTTAGGGCAAACACCTATATCTGTAATTGTTAAAAAATCTGCAGCAACAAATGTTTTACAATACCAAGTGACAGTAGAAGAATGGTATGGTGCTGCAAATGTACCTGGTTATTTAAATAAAGATAGCTTAATATCTGACTTCTTTGTAGATATCTTTGTAATAGGTGGTAACTTCGGTGGAGACTTTAATAGTTCAACACCTTATTCAAGATTTGCGGCAGATCCAACGTTTCAACAATATTTTGATCCAACTCGTGGATTAAAAAGAAAGGTATTAGCAAGTGATTCTACTGATACTAAAATGGCTCAATTCTTTAATGAAGGAGAGGTGGCTTTACAAGCAACTTATACTGCGTGCCTACTTCCAGATTTTGTAGATTTATTAGGCAATAACCTTTTTGTTGAAAAACTTGTTAATGCTGATACTGCATCTACTGGATTGTTTGTTACTGTAAATGAAAATTTATTTAGTGGTGATATTCTTATTGACGGCGTTCCTGGTGGAATTGATCTTGTTGGTCATAATATTGAACATGTTCAAGAAAATGGAAGTCAAACTGATGTTAACTTCTTATCATATAGTGGACCAATCGTTTCTGATTTAGATTATGCAGCTGAGGCGACTGCCGGTACTGTTGTGGTAAATAGCACAAGTACAATTACAACTGGTAACCCAAGCGGTGGCGGTGTTCAAATACAAATTGTTGGTCTAACTATAAAAGATGATATATGGACTGCGTTTAGTACTATGACTGCAAATTCTGCAACTGTAGTAGGTTCATATATATTAGATCCTGTGGAAAATAAATATGTACCAGTAACTTCTGTACAAATTAATGGTAATACTATAACTGTATTATTATCTGATGTAGGTGGTATTGTCGTAGGAGACTTCCCAACAGGTGCAGCTGCGAGTTATACTTATATTGATGAAACTGATTTTGACTTTGTTGCTAATGAAATTCCTTATACCCCTGGCGGTGTTGCTGGAGTTATAGGTTCTTATGGATCTAGCTTATATACTGCATTTCAAGATGGTACTTTAACTGATGGCGATGAAGTTCTATATGGAGCAACAGCAGCTGGTGGGGTAACATCATGGTTAGTATTTAATGCTGTCGAAAATGATTATGGTTTTATACATACAGCAACTCCAACCTTAGCAGGAAATAAAATTGCAATCTCAGATTCAGCTTATTTCTTACCATCCGTTAGAGTCCTAGCTTACCAAGATGCTCAATTTGCTACTTTAACTACTGCAACTGACTTTAGTATCGATGGTGATGCTGGAAAATTCTTTTGGTCATCAAAAGCAGTTTCGGCTGGAGCCAATGTATTAGGTATACAAACTTTAAAAGGTTCTCTTAACACAACTTTTGATATTATAGCCGGTTCAGCTAAGGAAACTTTACTAAAACCTAACCAAATATTAATTAATACAACTGACTTGCAAATTGCTAAAGTAATTGTAGGAAACTATTTACTAAACTCAGAAGGCGTAGCTGCTGGTGGACATTCAAGGTTAACAAGAATTAATTCTGTTGTGGGTGGAATAACACCAGCACAATACCCAGCTGCAGGTATACCTGCTGCTGGAACCGCAGTATTAGTTACATGCCAATCTGACATTCTTATAAATACAGTAGGCATCGCCCCCAATGATGTATTAAAGGTAGAGTTATATTACCCAATAGATTCATGGGTTGATAATCTTAACATATTCCAATTGCCTGGTTTTGCATTACCTTTAACATTGCAACCAGATGGAACTAATTCTAGACAGAATACAATCTTAAGTCCAATTTTAGCAGGGACTAATTTATATAAAGCTTTAACTGATAAAGAAACTATTAACTTCCGTTATGTAGTAGATACTTTTGGAAATGGTATTGAAGCAAACTGCAAATCTATTTTTACAAATTTATGTGCAGGTAGAAAAAATGCATTCGCAATTGTTAATGCACCATCGGCTAAAGATTTTAAAGCAAATACAGACCCAAGCTTTACAGATGCAACTGGTGGTTTATCTTCTAAGTTTATATCTGAAGGTGGAGATCTTTCAAAGAATCCAACTGTTAGATACTCATTACCATCAGCAACCGCTGGCGGATCTTGGGGTGGTTATTATTACCCATTCATTACAGTTAGAGATTTAGGTAAAAACATAAGTGTACCACCTGCGGCATATGTATCTAATAATTTCATACTTAAATATGAAAATGCGTTACCTTGGTCAATCGTGGCTGGAGTAAGACGCGGAGTTCTAGGTGGAAACGGTGTTGTAGGATTAGAAATAAATCTTGATAAAGACGACCGTTATTACTTAGAGCCATTTGGAATTAATCCAATAGTATTCCAAAGTGGAACAGGACCTACTATATTTGCAAATAAAACTGCACAACAGGTTCCTAAATCTGCACTAAGTTCAATTAATGTCAGAGAGGTTGTAATTTACATCCAAGATGGTATTGATGCAATTCTTAAAAACTACTTATTCGAATTTAATACAGCTCAAACGAGATTAGAAATAAAAACATTAGCTGACAACTTCTTAGCAACTGTTCAAAATGATGATGGTGTTTATGATTATAGAAATATAATGGACGAAACAAATAATACACCAGAAGTCATTGATCAGAATGTAGGTATCTTAGATACATATATTGAACCAGTAAGAGGAATGGAAATTCTTGTACAAAGAACAACTATTTTAAGAACTGGTGCAATTAGTTCAGGAAACTTCCAATAAGAAGTTGAAGAAGACGAATATATAAAAAAAATAAAATAAACTATGCCGTTACCACACTATACCCAATCAAGGGCCAGTAGCCAAAGGTTCGAACCAATACAACCTAACCTATTTGAGGTGACTATATTTTCGCCACTAGGAGATGATACAGGCCTGATATTAGAACAAGTAAATTCAATCGGAGGATTAAATGGTTTAAATCCATCAATTGATACAGTTGGTCAAAAGTACAAATTTGCTGATAGATCATTTGCAAGTATGCCAGGTCAAACGTTTGTTGATTTAACACTTAACTTCAGTCTTAACTTGAATGAAGCTAATGAAAACTACATTTATAATACATTCCGTAATTGGTCTAATGTAATTTATGATCCATTAACTGGTGAAATGGGATTAAAGAAAGATTACGTTGGTAGTATGATTGTTGTTCAATACAACAGAGCTGGTGATATCTTTAGAAAGATTACATTTAAAGATGTATTCCCAACCGCACAACTCGACTTTGTAGATGAATTGAGTTACGCAACACCAGATGCAGTAGATCTTGGTATGACACTTCGCTGTGATCATTGGGTTGAGGAGAATGTTGGTGCAGGTTCTTAATTATAATTAATTTTAAATTAAAACTGGGATTGCTGATAGTAATCCCAGTTTTTTTGTCTTCACTCTAATATATAATATAAATTATATAATATGGAAATATGATTATCTATAAATTACAACAAGAAAAAACTAACAAAGTTTATATAGGATATTCTATAAATGACAATCCTAATAACTTTGGAACAGGAAAGTATATTAAACGTGCAGTTAAAGATTTTGGGGCTGGTGCATTTACACGAGACGTGATAGATGTCTTTAAAGAAGATGTATCATTAAGTAATGTTTTAAAAAGAGTAGAGCATTGGATCAGTAAATTTAAATCTGATAATCCTAAATATGGTTTTAATGAAACGGTACAAGAACTCATCCCACAGAAAAGGAGGCTTACTAAAAAAATACAAGTGCTATTAACACCAAGTGACGAGGATAGTCTTAATACAATCATTATACAAAAATCAATGGAAAACAGAATAAAGCCTGTTGCCATTTCGAGATATGTTAGACAATTAATAGTAGAGCATATCGTTGAAGAAACAAAACCAGAGAAACAATTAATAAAAAACAAATAAAAATGTCAAAAGAGCACGAAGAAAATATTAAGAAGGAATTTGCTGAGGCTGAAGGCATTCAAGTTGAAGCTACAGAAACTCCTAAAGAAATAGTAAAAGAATTAGGTAAGGTTGATGTTAATAGACAAATGAATAAAGTCACTGCCGATGATCCTGAGATACAGAGGTTAAATGCAATGGTAGGTTATACACGTTTGGACCTTAACAAATTCCCATCTAAAGGTAAATTCTATAGAGATGATTTAGAAATTCATATTAGACCTGCAAAGGTTGCTGAAGTTAGAAGCTTTTCTACAATAGATGAAAATAACCTTATGGATGTAGATGAAGGTTTAAACAATATTGTAATATCATGCTCTAAAGTAATGTATGGTTCTCAGAGGGGTTCTTATAAAGATGTTCTTGAAGAAGACAGAATCTATTTGATACTTTCTATTAGAGAATTAACATTCAAAACTGGTGAGCAAGCACTAATGATGCCAATAGGCAAAAAGTCATGCAAAAATAAAAGTTGTGTCTCGCAAGAGTCGATGGAATTAAGAACGACTAACCTGCAGTTTAATTCAGTTGTAGAAAGATTCGAAAAATACTACGATGAGGTTGACCGATGCTATTCTGTTGCTACTAAGAATTATGGAGTTATTAAAATGGCACCTCCTACTATAGGTGTTATGCGGGCGATAACTGAGTATATCAGAGATAAAGAAGCTAATAACCAAAGCTGGGATAAATCTACACTAGCCATCTTGCCTTATCTACAGAGAGAATGGCGAGGATGGAATGAAAAAGATATATTTTCTGTGATTACTTCCTTTCAAGGTTGGGATTCTACAAAGTATACAATAGTTTACAGATTGGCGGAGGATATGAAAGTTGGTGTTAAACCAGACATGGTATTTCCATGTAAAAGCTGCGGTGAGGAGGTCACCGTCCCCCTAACGTTTCCCGGTGGCGTCAAGGCTCTCTTCCTTATTCCAGATATCTCTTCTGAACTTCTTTAAGGTTCGAGTTTTATTATTAGAAAAGTTGCATCTTCAGCCGTCTGAGCTGGATTTGCTTCCTTTCTATGAATATGAGTATACGTTAGAAATTTATAATGATCTGCTAAAGGAGCGTAATAAGCAAGAGCAACAAAATACTAAAGACACCGAGGATAAATACAATATGGATGGGATGAAGAGTCAGGCTAATAAAAATATGAGCCAATATAAAACTCCTTCAATGCCTAAGATTTCCATGCCAAAATTGTAAAAATAAAACCTAGATGGCTGCTGTAACTTTAAAAGACTTAATGGATCCATTGACAAAGATCCAAGCTGCGACAGAATCTACAGCAGATTCATTAGACGCATTAACTATTGCTGTAGCTAGAGGTGGACAATCTTCAGGCGGTGCTGTGCAAGTTCAAATATTAAAAGAATTGCAATTACAGACTCGGTTAATGAGAAAACGCCAAAAAAATGGTGAGGGTGGTGGTTTGTCTAGTTTATTTGGAGGTGGTAAGAAAAAGTCTTCTGGTTTTAGTGAAAATAGTAATGCATTTCGATTATTAGGTGCTGGGACTGCTGAGATGGCGAAGGGTTTACTACTCTTCATGCTAGTCCCGAAGCAAACTGTAACCAAATTTAATGATTTTGTTAGAGCTCAGATAGAAATGTGGGCTGATGCAGATACAAAGAAAATGGAAGAGGGTGCTGCTGTTATGCTAGCTATGGGTAATTCGATCCTTAAATTCTCCAAATCATTAGCATTAGCCGCGCTTCTTTTAATACCTGCAGCTATTGGAATTCCATTACTTTACCTAGCAACTGCTTTAACAGTACCATTATTTCTTTTACTTGGGATGGGTGAAAAACAGATAAAGAAGGGTGCTAATGCACTAGATGCAATGGGGGATGCTATAAAATCATTTGCTATAGGACTAGCTCTATTTGCATTAACTACATTTATTATATTAATACAACCATCAATCCTGCTAGTAATGGTTGCGTCCCTGGTATTAATGGCCGGCGCTATACTTTTAATTGGAAAGTTTTCTAAACCAATAAAAAAGGGTTCTTTTGCATTAGCTGTGATGGGCGTAGGTTTAGGCATATTTGCTTTAGCATATGCTTTATTTGCATTAACTATTGCAGGGGCCGGTGTCACTTTAGAATCCCTAGCTATACAAGCAGGTGTTCTTATTGGTATTGGTGTTGTGACAGCAATATTAGGAGCACTATTTTCACAGATTATACAAGGTGCAATAGCCCTTACTGTTTTGGGTGTAGGTTTAATAGCATTTGGAATTGGCTATGCTATATTTGCATTTACTATTGCTAAGACTGAACCCACGATGGAGTCTATACTTATACAAGGGGCAATCTTGCTAGGGATTGGGCTAGCAGCAACCGTTCTAGGTGCATTATTTTCTATGATTATACAAGGAGCAATAGCTATGGTCGTCATGGGCGTGGGTTTGATCGCATTCGGAATTGGTTATGCTATATTTGCTATGGTCATTCAAAAGACTGCACCCACAATGGAGTCTATACTTATAGAAGGTGCAATACTTGTAGGGATGGGACTGGCTGTTGCAGCATTAGGGCTAGGGCTTCCTTTTATTGCTATGGGGACTGTCTCTCTGATACTAATGGCAGTAGGATTAGCTGTATTTAGCCTTGGGTATACTCCATTTGCAGATGCTACTAGAGGATCTACGCAAGAAGACGTTGACGTACAAACTGGTATACTTACGCAATTAGGTATAGTCTTTGCTGCTGCTGGTCTTCTATCACTAGTGATTATACCTGGTGCAGCAGCATTCGCTGCAATCGGTGGTGCTCTACAGATATTAGCACCAGGCTTAATGGCAATAAAGGATGTTAAGTTTACAGAAAAAGATTCTGAAGACCTAGCCACGATGCTAGCTGGTGTTAAAACTGCATTTATAGGGAATGATGGCGCACAGGGTGGTGTTAGTGGATTCTTTAGTAAACTTGGCGGTGCATTAACAGGTGCGGTAGATTCAGTCAAGATGATTGCAGCTGCTGCTGGTTTTGCTGCAGCAGGTGGATCTCTAATTCTTTTATCAAAAGGTTTAGAGGCATACAAAAAACTAAAATGGACTCCTGAAGATAGTCTAGGGTTAACTGCAATATTAGTTGGGGTTACTGGCGCATTTGCTTCTGCTGGTGGAAGTAAGGCAGAATCATCAGGAATGTTTGGTGCATTATTTGGTAGTGCATTTGCCCCATCTGCAGTAGAGAAGGGTATTAATTCTGTAACGAATGCAGGTGAAGCTTTAAGTAGTATAGCTGAAGGTCTATTGGCATTCCAAATATTTGTTGACAAAGACATAGACTTTGTTAAATTAGGCGGTGATATTTCTAAGGTTGTTGGTTTTGTGCAAAGTGCATTTGGAGCAATAGGTGGTGCAGACCAATCTGTTGAATCAGGTGGATTTTTTAGTGGTTTATTTGGTATCAAATCAACTGCAACTGAAGAAGGCATTCGAAGCGTAAAAGATGCAGGTAGTGCACTTACTGGAATTGCTGAAGGTCTGTTGGCCTTCCAAGAGTTAGTTGATAAAGACATAGATTTTGTTGCGCTAGGTGGCGACATTGAAAAAGTTATTGGTTTTGTACAAACTGCATTTTCTGCAATTGGCGGTGGAGAAAGAGTTGCATCTGGTGGATTCTTCAGTTCATTATTCGGTGTTGATTCAACTGCAACTGAAGAAGGAATTCGAAGTGTACAGGGTGCAGGTGAAGTTTTAAAGAATATAGCTGAAGGTTTAATAGGCTTCCAAAAGTTAATTGATTCTAAAATAGTATTTGGTGATCCTGCAGATCCTCAACCAGGAACTCTTGCTTATGCTGTAATAAACACTATTGGGTTTGTACAAAAAGCATTTGCTGCAATTGCAGATTCAACTGTTGATGGGGGATGGTTTAGTTTTGATACTAACAAAGTAGAACAAGGTGTAGCTGCAGTATCAGGAGCAGGCCAAGAGCTGAAAAATATCTCTGACGCGCTTATTGCATTTGATGGTTTAAAAGATCCAACTGGAACTGCTGAAAAGGTTAAGACTGTATTAGGCCTAGTAGGAACAGCTTTTGCTTCAATTGGCGGCACAGAAGAAACTGATAGCAGTTGGGGTATATCATGGGATGAAAATTTAGTAGAAAAAGGTATAGAAGCTGTTGATGGGGCAGGGGCTGCATTAGAAGATGTAGCGACAGGACTAGCTGCATTTGCAGGTGAGTTTGATCCTGTTCGCGTGGCTGATGCAGTAGCACTTTTATTAACTTCAATCGGTACTGCATTTAGTGATTTATATAAAAGTAATAGTAGAGTATCTTACCAATTAAGAGACTTCTCTACATTCATTTCTCAACTAGGAGCTGTTGCAAGGCGAGGAGAATTAGACCAAGCTGCTGATGGTATTACTAGGATTGCAGAATCTATTAATAAAATAGATGTTGAGAAAACCGTTGCCTTTGGTGACTTGTTTAAATCAGCTGCTGCATTATCGAAAGATGGAAAGGCATACTTCGCTTTAATTAAAGCAATTGATGATATAAAAGATCTAATGCAACAGCAGCCTAATCTTATTGCGCAAGCAGTACAATATCTATCACCAGCAGCAGAGAAAGAGAAAATACAAAAAGAACAAGATAGAGCAGGTCGTGGTACTCAGTATTTGCAATTAAACAAAACATTATCAAGTCTTAGTTCTGCTATTAGTGATCTTCCTACAACTCTTGCATCAATGGAATTAGTAGTTACAGATCCTAATCGTTAACATGATAAAGAAGCTTCTAGCATTATTTCATAAATATTTAAGAAAGCGTGTTGTTGATAAACCGCGAGATGACGAATGGGATGACTATAATCCTGATAGTAATAAAATGTTTTGAATTCTTAAAACTAACTTTAATTTTAGCTATATAAAATATAATAATAACTAAAGTTAAAAAGTATAGTATGAATAAGAATATAGTTTGGTTTGATTTAGAAACCACAGGAATAAGTACATCATCAGATCGTATCATTGAGATATGCATGATCAAAACAGATTTTGATGGTAATGAGATTTGTCAGACTTATAATCAATTAGTAAACCCAGGTAATGTAGAGATGAGAGCCGAGGCTGAAGAAAAGCATGGTATTTCTCTAGAGATGTTAAAGGATAAACCTACCTTTGAAATGATAGCATCTGAAATAAACGATTTTATTGGTGATTGCGACTTAGGAGGGTATAATGCCTTATTCTTTGATGTACCATTCTTATGTGAGGAATTTATGAGATGTGGTATAGCATTTAATCATAGAGGTCGAGCAGTAATGGATCCTTTCCTTATTTATAGCAATTATGAAAAGAGAGATTTAACTAGTACTTACAAAAAGTATACTGGTAAAGATTTAGAAGGTGCGCATAGAGCTGAGGCTGATGTTAGAGCTACAATGGAAATATTTCAAAAACAAAGAGAAGTATACCAAATGGCTGATACTGCAGAAGAAATAGATAAGGAAGTAAATACTCGTAGAGCTGATCAGGTTGATTTAGGTGGTAAATTAAAATTTGCTGATGTAGACGGTAAAAGAACTATTGTATTTAATTTTGGTAAACATAAAGGAAAACCTTTTAGAGAAATATTTGAAAAC